CGGTATTTTAGGATAAATTGTCTAACTTTGTTAAAATTCATATATAATGGGATTACTTGACTTTTTTGGTAAAAGACAAAAACTATCTACTGTACTACCTCAAATTCCTTTTAACGGACAAGTTGCAATACAACAAGGGATAATAACTTGGCAAGGTGGCGATAACATTAGTTTCGTAAATGATGGTTATTCAGCAAATGACATAGTTTATTCAATCGTTAAATTAATTGCGGATAAAGCAAAACTTGCTCCATTCCACGTTTACAAAGTAGTGGATGAACCTTCTGCAAAAAAATACAAGGCTTTAATGAGCCAACCAGATAAGATTGAGAACTGGAAGGATGTTGAAAAGCTACATAAGAAAGCATTTGAAATATATACAGGTGATGCAAGATTAAACGAGTTATTAAAATACCCTAATGAAGAAGATACCTTTGGCGATTTCGTAGAGGCTTGGTGTACATTTAAATTAGTTACAGGAAACTCTTTTGTTTACGCAAAGATGATTGAAGGTGGTAATAACGATGGTAAGCCATACGAGATGTACGTGCTTCCTTCTCAATATATGTACGTGTTAGCGGACATTCAAAACTTCCCTCCAACTATTAGCGGTTACCAATTGAACTATGGTCCACTTTGGAACTTTAGTAAAAAAGAGGTACTTCAAGATAAATATATAAATTTACAATGGAACACCACGGGAAATCAGCTCTATGGGCAAAGTCCTCTTATGGCGGCTGCCAGAAATTTAACTCGTTCAAACGAAGCCAAAACTGCAGCAGTTGCTTCCTTCCAGAATGGTGGTCCAGCTGGAGTTCTTTTTATGAATGATGATAGGTTTGACCCTATTAGTGGAACACAACAAGCACAAGCACTTAAAAGAGCAGTGAGTGAGAAAGGTGGCTCTGCTAACTTTAATTCTATTGCAGTTAGTGGTTACAAAGTAGACTGGAAGCAAATCGGATTAAGTCCTGTTGAATTAGACATCATTGAGAGTGAGAAGTGGGATATGAAAGCACTTTGTAATATTTACGGAGTACCATCTCAATTATTAAACGATGCTGATAACAAGACTTACAATAACCAAAGAGAAGGAGAGAAAGCATTAACAGTTCGTTGTGCGATTCCTTTGTTAGTTGGTATTAGAGATAACTTAAATCGTAAACTACATTCGGATTGGGGTTATCGTGGAACTGATATTTACGTTGACTTTGACCCAACTGTTTATGGTGAATTAGAAGCAAACAAATCGGAGCAAGTAGAATGGTTGGATAAGGCTTGGTGGATTGCACCTAAGCAAAAGATGGACATAATGGGATTAGAGATTCCAGATTATGTTGACCAAGCTGAAATGGAAAAATTATACATTCCATCAAGTTTACAAAGTCCAGATGAGTTCCAACCTTTAACGCTACCTGAATAATGATTTGGAGCGACTATAAAAAGTTGTATGCAAACGCATTAAAAACCTATTCGCCAAAGTTCAAGAGAGAACTACAAAGGCAAGTGGATACATATTGCGATACCCAAGATTTAAACGCTATAAGCGATAAGAAGATAAAAAAGACCATCCAAAACGTTCATATTGCAATGGGCGTTAAGATGGCACAAATTTCGGAGAAGAATGTATCAAAGTCGGTTAAAGGATATTACGGACCAGAGGAGTTTAAAAGTAAGCAAACTGATTTGTTTACTTATGTGATGTTGACTTATCTTGAATTAAAAGGCTTAGACAATATTGCAGCAGAAATAACACAAACAACAAAGAACCAAATTCAACAATACTTGATGAAGTCAGTTGAAGAAGGTTTAACGATGCAAGAAACAATAAAGCTATTAAGAACGGCTGGAATAACTGATTATCGAGCAGAGATGATAGCAAGAACGGAAACAGGTAGAGCAGCGAACATTGGCTCTATGGTAGGCACGGCTGCAACTGGACTTGTAACTATGAAGGAATGGATAGCAGCGAGGGATAACAGAACAAGGCGAGTTCCAAGAGATATGTTTGACCATTATAATATGGATGGTATAAAAGTAGCTTACGATGAAAAATTTAATGTTAAGACTAAGAATGGAGGTTTTGAGCAAATGTTACATCCTTGCGACCCAAGTGGAAGTGCTGGGGATGTTATCAATTGCCGTTGTACGTTAGGCTATGAAGCCGTTAGAGGCGAAGATGGAAAGCCAAAAAGGTTGCAAGATAACCCACCAAGAGGCGATATGGGGTTAGTTTGGAATCTAATAAATAATGTGGCTTTGATGCAAATTTCTAATTTAATAAGAGATTTGTTAGCAGATTAAAAAAAATTAATAACTTTGTTATATGAGTAAGATTGAAAACAAAAGCTACAATGATATGATTTTGGATATAGAGCCAGAATCAAGAACAGTAAAAGCGTGTTGGTCAAGAATTGGTAACGTTGATTTGGATAACGATATTATCGTTGCAGAAGCGTTTACCAAGACTATCAAAGAACGTGGACCAAAAGGCAAGAATATGATTTGGTCTTTAGTAGACCATAAAGCTGATATGGCACACACTTTGGGTAAGCCTAAAGAATTGTATATCGAAGGCGATATGCTTGTTGCGGTTACTGACTTAATAGAAACTGAATGTGGCGAAGATGCTATCAAGTTATATGAAGCTGGTTTAATCAATCAACACTCAATCGGATTTAGTACGTTAAAGTCGGATGTAAATCAAAAGACTGGTGTGCGTACAATTACAGAGTTAAAACTATATGAAGGTTCAGCAGTTCTTTGGGGTGCTAATCCAGAAACTCCAACATTGGGTTTCAAGGGTGAGTTCAAAGAAACTAAAGAAAATTTATCAATAAGATTAGAAAACTTAATTAAGGCATTTAGAGGTGGTACATTCACAGATGACACCTTTGCTTTGATGGAGATTCAAATAAAACAAATACAAGCTGAATTATTAAGTTTGGAAATTACTGAAACAATCACTCAATCCGAGCCATCAATTGAGCCGACACCAGAAGTTGAAGAAAAGAATAATGAAGAAGTATTAAAGGCAATTAAGCAATTTAACAATCTATTTAAAAAGTAAAAATGGAAAATTTAATCAACGAAATGGCTGAGAACCTTAAAGGTTTTCAAGCTAATGCAGAAGCTCAAATTAAAGAGGTATCTGCACAAGTAACTGTTGTAAAAGACGAGTTACAAAAGCAAATCGACGGACAATTAGCATCTCAAAAGAAGGCTGCTAAGAAAGAAGTTAAGTTTATGGATGAAGTTATCTTAGAGAAATTAGATGGTAATTTCGATGCAATGGAGAAGTCTTTGAAGACTAATGGTAAATTCCGTTTGGATTTATCTGATGTTAAGACAATGACTTTAAGTGGTAACTTAACTGGTGATTCTCAAGCATCTTATGCTCCAAACCCAGCTATCCAACCAGCTCAAAGCATCAACTTTAGAGATTTAATCCCTACTGTAAGAAGTGAGACTGGATTGTATGTTTACTATCGTGAGAACGCTGGTTTAACTAACAACATCGCTGCTCAAACTGAAGGTAACGATAAAGGTGAGAACAACTACTCTTTGACTGAAGTTAAAGTTGTAAACGATTATCTTGCTGGTTTCTCTACTTTCTCTAAGCAAATGTTGAAGTCATTACCTTTTATGACTCAAACTTTACCAAGAATGTTACAAAGAGATTTCTTCAAGGCTGAGAACGCTGCATTCTTCTCTACTGTATCTGGTGCTGCAACTGGTTCAACTACAACTGCTGAAACTAACGATTTGTTACAATTAGTAGACTATATCGCTAACCAAAAGACTGCGAACTTTGTTCCTTCTTATGCTTTAGTATCTCAAACACAAATGGGTCGTTTATTGAAAGCAACTATTGCTGCTGGTTACTATGCTGGTGCAGGTAGTGTTGTTGTAAACCCTAATGGTGGTATCACAATCTGGGGAGTTCCTGTAATTAGTGCTTCTTGGGTAACTGATGATAAAGTTTTAATCTTTGATTCTGCATACTTAGAGAGAGTTGAAGTAGAAGGTTTAGCTATCGAGTTCTCTTATGAGAATGGCGAGAACTTCCAAAAGAACTTGGTAACTGCTCGTATCGAGTGTTACGAAGACATTAACTTAATGTTGACTACATCTGCAATCTTTGCTGATATGGGTAACGTAGGTTAATCTTAAGGATTAGTAAATAATAACCCTCACCAATTCGGTGGGGGTTTTTTATTGGAATAAATTAAGTAATTTTGTAAAAAAAGGATATGTCTTATTCTAATTATATTAATGACTTTAGTGCCGTTCCTATCGCACCAATAGTAGAGCCAGTTACATTAGCGGAAGCAAAATTATATTGCCGTGTTACAACAAGTGCTGAAGATACTTTGATTACGTTAATGATTACACAAGCAAGAGAAGCTATCGAAGTGGCAACAGGATTGAGTTTAATCCCAAAAGACATAACTACTTATTTCAATAATGTAAGTGGTAATTTTGATATTCCTTTCGGACCGATTGACATTGATACGTTTGAGTTGTTTGATATGGAGCAAGATGCTTTAGAGATTACAACACCTAACCTACAATTAATAGGTAATGAGTTCCCTAAACTATCATCTCCAAGATATGCCAATTTAAAGGCTACTTATGAGGCTGGTTATACAACTATCCCTAAAGACCTTAAATTAGCTATCTTAGACCAAATTAGCTACGATTACGAGAATAGAGGATTAGATGGAGATTCTGGTATTTGTGAGAAGTCTTGGAAAGCGTGTCAAAGATGGACAAGAATATCCCCAATTTTATAATATGAAGTTAGGAAAAGCGAAAGCAAACTACGTTGATGCTAACACGATGACTCGTGAGGTCTTAATTTATGCTCCAACAAGGACAAGTGATGGTCAAGGTGGATTCAATACCACATTTGCCCTACAAAGCACAGTTTGGGGTGATTTAAGACCAGATAATCAAAATCGTGCAATAGATGACTTAGAATTGCAATTCGACCAAAGAAGCGTACTTTTTGTTCGTTTTGGGGTTACAATAAATAGCACATACGAAGTTGAGGTAGAAGGTTCAAGATATACAATACATTCTGTTAAAAACGTTGAGAACCAAAATAGGTTCTTAGAGTTAATAATTTACAAATAATGGCATTTGGAATTGACTTATCTGGCATCCCAAGACTTGAAAAGAAGTTAGCTGACCTTAATAGTAAGATAGCTAATGACATAGCTAAAGAGATGTCAGCATCAACATTAAAGATTGAAAGGGATGCAAAAAGAAATGCGCCTGTAAATATGGGTACTTTAAGACAAAGTATTCACGCTACAAGCAAGGATAAGTTAACGCATTATGTAGAAGTAGGTGTGTCTTATGGTGCTTATGTTGAATTTGGTACAGGTGGTAAGGTTTCAATACCAAATGGATTCCAAGATTATGCTGCAACATTTAGAGGAAACAAAGGAGGAAGTTTAGCTGATATGATTGAAGCGTTAACTTTGTGGGTAAAAAGAAAAGGATTAGCTGGTACTTATAGTGTAAAAAGTCAAAGAAGATTAGGCGGCAAAGCAGTACAATCTTCACAAGATGAAAAGTTGGCAAGGTTTTTAGCTATAAAAATATTGAAGAATGGCATTAGACCACAACCATATTTAATACCAGCTTATGAAGTAGAAAAGCCTAAATTAATACAAAGACTAAAAAAATTGTTAGATGCTAAATCCTAATATAGAAATAAAGAAATGGTTTTTTACCAACTTGACAAGTGCAAGTGGATTGGTTGTTTACGATGGTTTTGCTCCAGAAGGAGCAGGCGATGAGTATATTGTTATGACAGGAAGGACATCAAGCCAAGATCAAGGCAAAGCAGGTTACACAAATAGTATTAGCATCGTAGTTGATATTATTACAAAAAATGCTAACTTTGGTTATAAACGTGCTGAAGCTATAAGCGATTTAGTGTTGGAAGATATAAACTCGGATACAACAATAACCCTATCAAATGGGTTTAGTGCATCAAGTTTAAGTGTAGAAAGTATAAGGAATTTAGATGGCTTAAACCCTTTAGATAACGTTTTTAGAGTATTGATAACTTATAACATTATAATAACACAAATTTAAAATTAAATAAAATGGCAGAAACAAAAGTAAGCGCAAGAGATTATATTCTTTTAGCTGACATAAACAATGATGGAACATTTAAGCCTGTTGCTTGTTTGACATCTAACTCATTAACATCAACTAACGACACAATAGATGCAACTTCTAAGTGTGGTAACGAGTACACTCCAGCTCCTTCTTTTTCTCAATCTTTTGAGTGTGAAGGTTTTGCGATTGATGAAACAGGTACTCCAGCTAAAGATAGCTATCAACAATTGTATGCTGCTCACGCTGCAAAGACTTTATTTGCAATTAAGATGGGTAAAGCAACTCCAACTGCAGGTGATATCACTTATGGTGGTGCTGGTCAATTAGTGTTTATTAGCGATTTCGGTGTTACTGCTGATGATAAGGATGATGTTAAGTTTACTGCAACTTTTGTAGTAAGTGTTCCTCCTATTACACAAACTGAAACTGTATAATAAATAAAAAAAAACTATGTACGAATTAAAGACTGACAACAACACAATCCACTTAATGTGGGGAACTTGGGCAATGAAAAGGTTTTGCGAATTAGAGAATAAAAATCTAATGCAGCTTATTGAGGTTTTATCTTTAGGAATTTATGACTTAGATACAATCGTTCATATCGTTCAAGCCGCAGCAGAAAGTGGGTATAAGAGCCTTAAAAAGCCTATTGACTTTGATGAATTTGATGTGTGCGAATGGATAGATCAAGTAGGTGGATTATCGGCAAAAGATGGACAATTGGTTGATTTTATGAAGTATATGCAACAATCAATGACTCCAGATTTAAAGCCAGAGAAAGGCACGGATGAAAAAAAAAATTAGGGTTTTATAGTTGGGACTCAATAATTATTCTCGCTATTGAAGTTGGCTTAACGATTAACGAGTTTTGGCAATTGACGTGGCGAGAATTTTTGTTGTATAAAAAGGCTTATGATAATAAACAATTAAAGGAATGGGAAAGAACAAGGATGATTAGTTATTTGATTTATAAAGCTAATACAACTGATAAAAGTCCTAAAAGCATTAAAAGTTTCTTTCCTTTGCCAACTGATGAAGTTGAAGATGATAAGCCAAAAATAACACAAGAACAATTGGCAAGGACATTAAAGTTGTATGGAGTAAAATAATAAAATGGCACAAGAAACGTTAAAACTAACAATAACCGCTGACACGGCAGAAGCAGCAGCAAATTTGCAAAACTTTATTAAGACCTCTAAAGGCTTAAAAACTGAAATGCAAACTTTTGGTAATGTTAGCGGACAAGCCACAAATGCTTTATCAAATTTATCAAGGGTTGCACAAGATGCTCCTTATGGGTTTATGGGTATTGCAAATAACTTAAACCCTTTATTAGAATCATTCCAAAGATTAAAAGTTGAGGCTGGTAGTACAGGAGGTGCTTTAAAAGCAATGGCTGGTGGTTTAATGGGTCCAGCTGGTATTGGTTTGGCATTAGGTGCGGTTTCATCAATCATAGTTGCATTCGGTCCTAAAATAATGGACTTTATAAAAGGAACAGACAAGGCAACTGAATCAGAAAATAAGTTTGCAAAAAGTTTAATTGATGCAAGAGCAGAAGCAACTGAAACAGGAATTAAATTACAAGCATATTTAAATATAAGTCAAAATGCAAATGTAAGTGAGCAAAGAAGGGCAGAGGCATTTAAAGCAGTAGTTACAGAATTAGGTAAAGTAAATAAGGCTTATGCTTCAACAATTACTACTGTAGATCAAGCAAGAGCAGCAGTTGAATTATATACACAATCATTAGTAAATCAAGCAATAACATCAAGATATATTGATGAATTAGCTAATAAGACTATTGCATTAGCCGAAGCAAATAAAAAAATAGTACAATCTGGCAGAGATTATTATGATAATTTAGAAAAACAAAAAAATGCATATCAAGGAGTTACTGGTGTTGCAATCGGTTATCAACTTGCAATCTTAAATTCAAAAGATGCAAATAAAGAAGCAAGAATAGAAGCAG